CTGCAACACCTGAACCTGACGGACACGTAGCTTAACGCCACTGTTACCGTCCCTAGACCAAGGGTGCAAGCTCACTTGAATGTTGATGGTGCTCCCCGTAGTTAGCCTGAAGTCTTTAGGCAGTTCGTTATTTTTAGAGTCGAACTGTTTTGGCGGTCTAGTTTCTTCGCCGTTGTAGGCTGCTTCTAGTGTAGCCTTATGTATCCAAGTCTTGTCTTCCTGCTTTTTGAAAGGAATCTCAATCGACTTAGGCCAGTTGTCTTGCCGCTTCTCTTCGTAGGCTACTTCCATAGCCGCCATAAGTTGCTTGGCTTCTCCACCCGACATTACCCATTGCAGGTCGTATGCCGCCCCACTCTCTTTATACGAACAAGGCATCGTCCTACCTTGTTGGTCATTCCACTTATATGGCTGATCCAAATGTGGGTAGTGTGCCGTCACATTTTTAATAATGTGCATGGTTAGTTCTCCTAATTAGTATTTGCTGCTGTGTCGAACACGAACCCATCTACTTCTTCAAATGGCGATGTTGGTTTTTCTTGTGGTGTGTACATCCCCAATGCCTTCGTAGTATCTGGGTGTTGTGCCATCTCCACAGCGATTTCAAGTTCCTCCGGTTGTAAAACCCGTATCGGGCGAAACCGAAGTTTCGGAATGTAACCGTCATCTTCGAAACGTATCCGCGTGATGACTGTTATCACTGAGGTATCGTGTTTATGCAGATGTTTTGCGTAATCCTGCATAGACATCCAACCTCTTTCTGCACCGCCAAACAAAGCATTTGCCGGTAGTTGCAGTTGGTAGACCTCTCGTGGTTCATCAAGCAAAGTCACAGCTAGTCGCTGCGAATACTTGCACGCACGGGAGTTACCGTCTCCTGACCCTTTTATGTTTTGCGGACAGTCCATACAGCGTGATGCTTGTCTGGTGTCTGCGGGTACTTCTGGGTCGGGGCGTTTCGTGTCAGATGACCAACATATCGGAGCGGACGTATTTTGTGTGTCATAAGCGCCCCCGTAGTAAGTACGGCTCCTCTTAGCTGCGTCCACGATGGTTACATCTAACATCTCAGAATCAATCAACGTCTCTTTACCGCTACAAACGGTGCGAAATTGACTGTTCCTAATACTTATACGACGAAAAATACCGTCTGGCATTACAGGTCTTCGTCAAGGTCGGCAATAATATTTTCGACAGACGAGTCTATATCAGTACCGTCCCCTTTATCTGTTGCAGAAATTCCCAATGCTGTTGCAGAATTAAGCCGAGCGACAGACCTATCCACTTCAGATAGTTTGAACCTGTAGGTTTTACCTATCTTTATGTAACACCCGTCTTGGGGTATTTGCCCATTGCGTATCCACGCCCGGATCGTAGACAGAGACACTTTGTAGTGCTCCGCGACCTTTTCGATTTCAACATACGGCTCAGTCACTTGCTTTTCTTCCTTACAGAAATGGTGTATTCAGTGGTTGTGTTTAGACCTTTCGGTAGTTTGTCTGGGTTTTCCTCCAGATACTGTTTCATGGCACCCTGAGCTACCCGCTTTTCGAGTAACTCAGGTACCCCCTCTTCCATGATGAACTCATGGAAACTCGCCCAATCATCCGTGAAATACTTAGTTTTTGTAGTTCGGATGAACATGCCCTCTTCGCTGCTGAAGTTAGTAGCCCCTTCGTTTTCTGGCTGTTTGAAATACTCCAGCATCTTTTCTTTGATGACGTTCAACTGAGATTCGAGTTTCTTGTCTTCCTCTTCCCACGCCGCCTTCGCCTCTGACCTAGCGTCACGTATTTTTATGTACGCGCGTATAAGTCTAGGATAAAGACCTTTAATGTCTTCTGTCATTTTGGTTCTCCACGTACCTAGAAAACCAATATAATGCCAAACAGTATGCTAATCAAGTATTTCGTTGTATAAATCTATCATTTTTGTGTGTACATCAATTCTATTGTCTAATAGCGCATACACACGCTTCTCTACGAGCGACCCCTGCAACTGCACGACTGTGCATTTGTGGTCTTGCCCTTGTCTATGCACCCGTGCGTTGGCCTGCGCGTATGTCTCCAAGGAGCTAGTCGGCCCCCACCAAACAACAGTGTTAGCGGCGGTGAGTGTCACCCCATGCGCAGCGGCTTGCGGCTGTATGACTAGCACCTGCGGGGTATTCGATTGCTGGAACTGCTTAAATATTTCGGTACGTTTTGTGCCCGAAACATCCCCACGGATTATGTCGTTAGGTACACCGTCTGCTGTTAGCTTATCTGCCAGAACGTCTATGACATGCTTGAACGGCACGAACACGAGGACTTTTTTACTAGACTCGTCTATGACCTCACGCAACACTTTGTATCGGTGCTTTATGTCGAACTCTAAAGACTCCCCGTCGTCGGTGTACACTGCACCTGCCGATATCTGGAGTAGTTTGTTCATGCCAACGGCTGCATTGACCGCCGTTATCTGTTCGCCAGACGCTTGCATGACCATCTTATTTTTAAGTTCTTTGTAGTATTTGTTCTGTTGCCGGGTAAGTTCTACCTCACGTTTTACGTAAATCATGTCTGGTAGATCTAAGCACTCATCCTTAGTAAACCGTATGGCGGGCTGCAAAGCGTTAAACACAGTGTCTGTCGATGTTTCTTTAGGTATCCACTTGAAGTTAGTGACCTTGGTCATAACTAAATCGCGGAATGAACTGAAGAATCTAGGTACCGATGATGGGTTCACCATCTTAGCTAACCCATAGGCATCCAACGGACTTTGGGCTGCTGGTGTGCCAGTCATCATCCACAACCACGTTTCGGGACGGAGTAACTTGTTTAAAGTCTTCCAGCGTTTGGTCTGCGGGTTCTTGTAGTGTGTAGCTTCATCTACGATGATTAGATCAAACCCACCATCCGCTATGGCGTCAGCCACTATCTCTACGCCGTCGTAGTTTATGATTACGAATTCCGCTCCGCCGTTTACTATCTCTTTGCGCTTCTTGGAAGACCCATAAGCAATATCAACCGTACGGTGCATTGCAAATGTAAACAGATCGTCACCCCAAGCAGAGTGCATAATGGATAGTGGGCAGATGACAAGAACACGCTTTATGTGCCCCTTATTCATAAGGTAATCTGCTGCCCAGATTGCACTGGCGGTTTTGCCGGTGCCTTGTTCGTTGAAACAGAAAGCTCTCTTGTTCAACGTAAAGAACTCAGAGGTAGTCTTCTGGTGTCGCATGGGTGCGTATTTGCCCGACCATTCGTATTGCGTACTTATGGGCGAAGATACGTTTATCCCTAAGTTCTTTAGCACGCGGGTCTCTTCGATACCCCAGTTGACCACTACACGGTTGTCAGACAGCTCTTTACTTTTTGGTATTACGCTCGTTACTTTTTCCGGTTGGCGTAGCTTCAGTAGCAGCGCCTTGTTATCTATTACTTCCATCCACACCTCATACAAAACAGCGCGAAGTGGGTGTCCACAACACGCGAAAAGCCCGCCTTCGGTCACGCGGACGGGAACGCGATGAGGGCATCTGGGAACAAAGGGAAGGAAGCTCCAGATGCTCGACCTAAAAAGTCCCGCCTTCGGTCACGCGGACGGGGCGCGTGCAAGCACCCCAGAGAGTATCACCTGCCGAGTGTTTCTCTGGGGGCGACCTAATTACTTACGTCTTGACCGCGCAGGTGTTTTCTTTGCGGGCTTTTTACCGTTGCGGCTGCGGTTAGTGCTCCTGCTCTCTACACGCACGCCGTCTTTGTTGCTGCCACCCTTACTTAACATCTTCTTGTGGCTAACATCTTTACCTTCGCGTTTGTCAGCTTTGCCATTCTTATTGGCATCGCGTCCTTCCCTATCCATAGCTCTACGCGCACGCTGTCTTTCCATACGTGCCTCATGGGCCTTACTACCCACAGGCGGGTTCTTTTGTTTCTTTCTGTCTTTCGGATTCTTATACGGCATCAGTTCTTCCCATTATGTGGGCACTCCAGTACGGGGCACCACGCTTTGCATAGTCCGCTTGGTTTAGCATTCCAAACGTCGTTTTCAAAAGCCAACTCCATATCTCTATAGTAATCTATCCACTTGGCCCAGAGGCTTTCTTCATCATCTACAGTGTATCGGTCTTTAATTAAGTCCTCACTGATAACGAAAAGCAGCCCTGCTCGCACTGTCTTCACTTCTGGGTAGTGTGCGAATACAGCTAAAGACATAAGCTCTAACTGCCCTTTGTCAGCGTACCTAGCGGACTTACTTGTTTTGTAGTCTATAACCCAAGCAAGCTCGTCCTCTTCGTTTAGTATCAGTAAGTCTGCGATACCACGGAACCACACATCTTTAGCGCCAAACCTACAAGGCTTTAGCTCTCTTGTAAGCCCCATGCGTATCTCGCACAGCTTCTCACCTTTCTTGGCATCCAACGCATCAAGCATGTCTCTGGCGTACTCAAACCGAGGGTCTAAGTCTTCGCCGTCACGTATGTATTTCTCTGCTGCGCTGTGAAACTGGTTACCGTAGATCGTCGCCGCGTTCTGCTTGAACGGGTATTTCTTGATAACTTTTTCATAGTAGAACTGTTTCGGGCACTGCTGGAATGCCTTAATCCTGCTGAACGACCACGGTGGGGTACTCATGTGAATGCTAGTCCGGTACTCACTCACAGTCTCCGTAAGTTACGTAACTCAGATATAAGTAGTGCCATAAGAGCCTGCTCAAATGTTATCTCTTTAACGTTAGTGGCTTCCCGTAAATATTCCGCCTCCTCTATAACGGCATCAGCCTCTTCGAGTGTCAGCTGCTGACTAAAGGACATTTCATCCCACGACTTAAATCCCATCACTCACAGTCTCCGTATGTCTTAGCCACACCGCTTTCGCAGTCTAGCGGTAGTCCTTCCGCCCACTCTGGCAACCAACGCATACACTCTTCTATGTACGCACGGGCTTCACTAACTTCTTCGTCCTTAACACAACACACAATAGAGTCGTGTACGGTCATAACGACACGGTAGCGTTTTGCTATTCGCACCATCTGTTCAGCGATAATGCACCGAGCCACTGCTTGGCAGACGTTCTCTACCATCTTACCGCCGTATATGCGGGTGCGCCCACGGCGAGTCTTGTAGGTGTACTCCAAACCCTTCTCACCTTGTTCGCTTTGTAGGTCTTCGTACCGCATCAGCAAGCCGGACGGTAGGCATAACGCCTGTAACGGCCCCAATGCTTTCACCAACGACACTGCGCCCACCCTAACAGCCTGCTTGTTTGTAAGTTCTTTTATGCAAACAGAAGCCTCATTCCATAATTTCGTTATCGCGTAATTTGTTTCTCGGTAGATGTTTATGATACGGCGAGACTCTTCGATAGGTACAGACACACCGAAGGTTTTTAGTTGATTTTGGAACCTTATGGAACCCATACCGTACCCACAGCCCAATATAGTGGTCTTCCCTACGAATCTTTGATCCTTCGTGACATCTGATTCGGGTACGTTATATATCCGCGAAGCCATATTTACGTATACGTCATCGCCGTTAGTGAACGCATTTACCAGATCATTCTGCCCAGCCCACCACGCCAACACCCTTGCTTCTATCTGACTAGAATCGCAGTCGATGAGGGTGTGCCCCTTTGGCGCTACGATGCTTTTCTTTAACACCTTAGCGTCAGGCCCACGGCTGGGTAGGTTCTGCATGTTAATTTTGTCTGCGCCGCCCCATCTACCTGTGTGTGCTGCGTAGTATCGAACAGGTACAGGCAAGATCCCGCGCCTAGCTATGTCAATGAATCGTTGCGTACGTGTCTCTTCAAGCGTGCTTTTGTTGCCTAGCCTAGCCGCTACCAAAGCCTGTACGTTAGTATTCCAATGTTCCTCTAACTCTTTAAACGCTTCGTCCGTCTTGGCAAACGCAAAAGTTTCTTTGCCTGTCGTTGGGCTTATTTTGGTTGGGGGTACGACCTCTTGATCTATCAGCAACTGAGCAAACTTATCGTTACTCATTAGGTCTTTCTTGTCGGTAACACCGGCTTTTACCATCAAGTCATCTTTCCGGTCTTTGATGTCCTCTAAATGCTGCTCCAGTAACCCAACATCCAGATCAAGCATGGGGTGAATGAACATACGTAATGTGGTGTCTATAACTTTGAGTTCATGCCGAGGGAAGTTCTTCGACATTATCCCGAACAACTGGTAAGTAAGTTCTACATCGTTTATACAATAGTCCCCGTACCGATCTAACTCCGCATCAGTAAAATCGGCTCGGCGCTTATTCATTGCATCTAAGACTTCAGTGCCTTTCTCACCTATATCGTATCGCTCTGCAAGCGCCTTGAGACTTCCACCAACTTCCACGCCATGTACAGCACGGGCGATACACAAAGTATCAGCCCAAACCCGAGGATGAACATCAAACAACCAAGATAATATAGCCCCATCGAAAATGGTGTTGTGAGCCAATACCATACTGTTGGCCCAATCGAACCCGTCGAGATAATCTTTAAGTTCTTCATGCGTCCCCGACGCCCATTCAGTAGAGCCATTGTTTACTTTTACGCCTACACCAATAACCTCAAAGCGCGGGTCACGAATGTATTCTTCGGTAGTAAGTTTAGTTAGGGAGAATTCTTTACTATAGAAGGTTTCAAAGTCTAATGTAATGAGATCCACTATTCCGGCTCCCCTACTTCAATAACTTGCTGTATCTCGCAACGTGTTACCGTAGGTAACTCTAAGAAGTTACCTTCGCCGTCTTCTGCAGCGAACTTAGCTTCTTCTTCGTTTTTAGCTTCAACCTGTATACGCTTACGTACAGTCACTTCCAACGTGACGTTAAATTTTTTCATTGGCTTTCCAGCCGCTTGATCTCAGCGTCGATATAAAAGCGGATCTTTTTTGCGTCACGTAGCTGATCGCTGTGAGAGGATTCCCCGTAACGGTACGCCGCACGGAATATTTCACCAATTTGCGCGTTCATATTTTTGTAAGAGATTAGATCCTGTAGCTCTTCCGCACCTTCGGGTAGTTCGTAGTAGCTGGCCGTACTCCCGTCAGACACGGAAGGCTCGGTGCTAATGTCTTGTATGGAATGCTTGGGGTTGTTTGGGACGTAGTTCTTAGCCCTAAACACGGTTTTAGTTTTGGGTTCCGATTTAAAGTCTTCAATCTCTCGTCCCCATTTGCGCACCCACCTAGCGGCGTAATCTTCACTGACCCCTATTTCAGCCGCTAAAATTTTGGGTTCGGTATGCCCGTGCTTACTAACATATTCAGCCATCATCGCGGCTTTCGTCGCCTTACGGTTATGCTTCCTTCTTGTCACCATCGTTCTCCCGTTGTATGAGGTCGGCCACATCTCGCATGTTTGCCTCATTAACCACCAGCGCAATACCGTTACATGCGCCAATTTCGTCTAAGTTCTTCTGCTGAAGAGGAGTTACTTTCCCCTTACCGGCTTTGCATTCGATACCAAAAAACCTCCCTTCGTAGCACCCAACGATGTCAGGCACGCCGCTTTTGCCATATCCGCCTGTGGCTGGCATGAAGTAATACGCTCCTATCTGTCGGAGCTGGTCTCGGACTACATTCTTTACTTTTTTCTCAGGTGTCAGAGCCATCGCCTATCCGGCCAAGTATTTTTTGTACGGACGCATGAAGTTCTTTCACTTCTTTACTGCTTACGGTGATTGCTTTTGTCAGAAACGCCATGTCTCCGCAAAGATCATCAATGCGTTGTGTTGCCGCTGCTAACGCCTTCAAACTCCCCACCGCATCTTCTAAGTCGTCATCGCTCACTTCCATCTCCAAAAATAGTTTCGCCATACTTATCTTCCTTTGTGGGAACTGGTATCAATTCTTGTACGCCCGTACAAGAATCAATATGGTGGTTGGTGAGATTGGCCTATGCAATTTCGGGAGCAACGCTACCCCCTTTGTGAGCAGGCACTTCA